TAAAACGTTCAGTGTGGAGCAAGCATGTTCCCAACTCAAGCGTGAATTGATTCGTGTCAATATTACCATTGAGACTGATGAGGATGACCTGATTGGTGGTTTCCGTCTTGTGAATGGTGAAACTGCTTGGCACAATGGACCTGTGGTAGAAGCACTTGAGCGTGGTGCTATCCTTCTGCTAGATGAGATTGACCTTGCTTCCAACAAAATCCTGTGTCTTCAATCCATTCTTGAGGGTAAGGGTGTGTTTCTGAAAAAGATTGGTCGTTTTGTCAAACCTGCTGCTGGGTTTAACGTGGTTGCCACTGCCAACACTAAAGGTAAAGGTTCTGATGATGGACGTTTCATCGGCACCAATGTGCTCAATGAAGCATTCCTGGAACGCTTTCCTGTGACCTTTGAGCAGTCTTATCCTACCCCTGCTACTGAGCAGAAGATTCTGGAAGGCATTGCTCTGGACTTGGGTGTGGAAGACCGTGACTTCTGTAAGCGTCTGGTTGATTGGGCAGACGTGATTCGTAAGACTTTCTACGATGGTGGTATTGAGGAAATCATCAGCACCCGTCGTCTGGTTCATATCATTCGTGCCTACAGTATTTTCAATGACAAGGCAAAAGCAATTCAAGTTTGTGTGAATCGTTTTGATGATGAGACTAAACAGTCCTTCCTGGAACTGTATGACAAGGTTGATGTAGACTTCCAGATGCCTTCTGATAAACCCGAATTGACTATTGAGGTTGCATCTGAGTCCCCTTTCTGATATAATTGGGGGAGGTAAAAGTGCCTCCTCTTTTTGTTTTTTACTATGAATTAAAATGTCTAAAAATTTTGAAAGTAATTCTAAAGATTCAATTCCCAACCAAGATTTCTGGGAAACTGATGGTATTAGTTTGACTGGACATCCTAACACATCTCCAGATTCGATTATTTTTGGATCTAGATTGCCAGGTGGACTGGGAGATGATCATTTAACTTTAAACCCAAACATTTTTAATATTAAAATGCCTGAAGATACTAACAAAAACGGTTTCTGGAAATACGAAGAGGATAAGACTCTAAAAGAAGTTGAGCAATATCTTTCCAGTACTTATCATTCACACTACACTTCTGAACAATCCAAAACTCAAACTCTTGATCTGATTGAGAGTATTGGCGATGCAGAAGCATTTACCCGTTCTAATGCTATCAAATATCTCTCTCGATTTGGTAAGAAAAATGGCAAATACAAGATGGACATTCTGAAAGCAATTCATTATTGTGTTCTTCTTTATCATTTTGCTGGACTTCACAAAAAACCCACTAACGACTATCCTTATTGATCATGAAACTTTCTGATAATACCCTAACTGTTCTTAAAAACTTTGCTGGCATTAATAACTCCATTCTTGTTAAGCAAGGTAACAAACTCCGCACGATCTCTGTAGCAAAAAACATTCTTGCTGAAGCAGATATTACAGAAGAGTTTCCCCGTGAGTTTGCAATTTATGATCTTAACCAGTTTCTGAATGGTCTTGGACTTCATCAAGACCCTGACCTTGACTTTGGTGAAGACTCTTATTTGAGCATTAAAGAAGGTAAGCGTCGCGTGAAGTATTTCTTTGCAGACCCTAATGTTATTATTTCTCCCCCAGACAAAGAAATTAAACTTCCTTCTAAAGATGTTTGTTTCCAACTGGACAGCACTTCTCTAGAGAAACTGGTCAAAGCAGCAGCAGTTTATCAACTTCCAGACCTTTCTGCGATTGGTGAAGCGGGTGTAATCAAACTGGTGGTTCGTGATAAGAAGAATGATACTTCTAACGAATATGCCATCGTGGTTGGTGAGACTGACTCTGAGTTTGTATTCAACTTCAAGGTAGAAAACATCAAGATTATTCCTGGTGCTTATGATGTGGTTGTGTCTTCTAAACTTTTGTCTCAGTTCACGAATACTAAGTATAACCTGAAGTATTATATTGCTCTGGAACCCGACTCTACTTTTGGATAATGGAATTTCTACTTTATTTGACGCCAATTGGTCAAGAACTAATTAGCAAAATTATGATGAAAAACTACAGAGTTGTGGAAAATGTAGCGTATTGTAGAAACAAACAAATTTTCGGAGGAATTGATGGTTCTCGTTTTGTAATTTGTACAAATAATATTAAGAACACAATCAGTCCCGTAAATCATTATGTAAATGAAACTGTTTATCATGAAGCAGTTCACGTTGTTCAAGCGTGTAAGCGGGGACCTCTTAAAATTGCAGATGCCACATTAGACCAATATAAATTGAATGATGTTGCTAATTCTTTGAAGGTAAGTAAAAAATCTTATCCAGTTTATGAAACAGAAGCATACTATCTGGAAGATAAACCGGAAAGGGTGTTATACTATATGAAAAAGTATTGTTTCTGATGAATATCTTCGTCACATCTCCTTGGCCTGCAGAAAGTGCCGTCTGTCTCCCCGATAAACACATTGTCAAGATGCCTCTGGAGTGCTGTCAAATGCTCTCCATTGTTGCCTCTGAAAAATGGGGTCATAACTACGGCACTCTGCCCAAGACTGATGGCAGTCCCTACAGAACTGAAAAGGGTGCGTTTCGTAATCATCCCTGCACCAAATGGGCAATGGATAGTATCCACAATGCCTACTGGTTGATTAAATGGGGTATGAACTTGTGTGATGAGTATACATTACGTTATAATAAGACTCACTCCTGCTATAATCCTCTTGTACACGCTTATTATATTTTCCCCAAAGGGAAGATTACTGATGTGACTCCATTCGCTCGTGCAATGCCCGAAGAATGGAAATATGATGATAACATTGATACCTTTACCGCTTATAAAAGGTACATTGCCTCAAAACCTTGGGTGAAGGATAATTACCTTCGTATGCCCCAACGTAAACCTGATTGGATTTGATTATGATTGGCAATGAATATGAATGTATTCACGATGAAACGGTTTGGGTGATTAAAATTGGTAATGAATATTTTTATCAACCAAATCAAGGGTCTTTAATTTGTGGTGATTATCTTCATTCCGCACAAAAATATAAATCTCCCAAAAAAGCATTAAAAGAATTTACTAAGGTTCTTAATTATGTTGATGGTGGGCATAGAATTGTGTATGATGTAATTCAAGTTTGTCATCGTAATGTTTATTACACTTTGAACTGATTAAATTATGAATAGTGATTTTATTTGGGTTGAGAAGTATCGACCCAAGACTATTGAAGATTGTATTCTCCCAGAGTCTACTAAGACTATGTTTCGGGAGTTTCTAAATAAAGGTGAAATTCCAAATATGCTTCTTGCTGGTCCTCCTGGTATCGGTAAGACTACAGTTGCTAAAGCACTCTGCAATGAATTGGGGGTAGATGTTTATGTCATTAATGGATCCGACGAGGGTAGATTCCTTGATACTGTCCGAAACAATGCGAAAAACTTTGCTTCGACCGTATCGCTTTCGTCAGATGCTAAACACAAAGTCGTCATCATTGATGAGGCAGATAACACAGGGAACGACGTACAACTCCTCCTACGGGCGTTTATTGAGGAGTTTGCTGGAAATTGTCGATTTATCTTCACCTGCAACTACAAAAACAAAATCATCGAACCACTCCATTCTCGATGTGCAGTCATTGACTTTGGAATCAAAGGAAAAGAAAAACCCTCATTGGCAGGATCCTTCTTCAAGCGTCTACAAAACATCTTGGATGCGGAAGGCGTCCGATATGATCCGAAAGTCCTTGCAGAACTCATCAATAAGCACTTCCCAGATTGGAGACGAGTCCTCAATGAATGTCAAAGGTATTCGGTGGGGGGAGAAATTGACTCGGGCATTCTTGCATCTTTCTCAGACATCTCTGTAAATGAACTGGTTAAGAATCTCAAAGATAAGAACTTTCCCGAAGTTAGGAAGTGGGTGGTCTCCAACTTGGACAACGATGCTTCTCATCTACTTCGCAGGATTTATGACTCCTGTTATGATTGCCTTTCACCCCAATCTATTCCTGCTGCCGTTCTTGTTATTGCTAAGTATCAATATCAATGTGCGTTCGTGGCTGACCAGGAGATAAATCTTCTTGCCGCTCTTACAGAAATTATGGTGGAGTGTGAGTTTCGATGAGTTTATATAAAATTGATAAGGTATCTCTTTATGAGGTGCCGGTTAAAACTACACCACAAAATGTAAAAGAAGCAAATGAAGGTTTGTTTCGTGCTACACTAAATCTTCCTGCTGCCGCAAAGCATTGTGGTATGACCAAGAAAGAAATGAAACTCACCTTTAGAGAGTATTTAAAGTATCATCCCAAAGATTATGAAGTCTCTTAAAACTTGTTTAAGGTATCCGGGTGGAAAGTCCCGTGCCTGCGTCAAGATGGACCCCTACTTTCCAGATTTTCGCAACTATGATGAGTTCCGAGAACCATTTCTTGGTGGGGGAAGTGTTGCGATTCATATCACCAAGAAATATCCTTACCTAGATATTTGGGTAAATGATTTGTATGAACCTCTTGTAAACTTCTGGCAACAACTCCAGATGTTTGGATATGATTTAAAAAGTGAATTGGTAGATTTAAAAACAACAAATAATACACCAGAACTTGCAA